GTCTCTCTTGCAACATCAATTGCTTTCTGTAATTTCTTTTCATACGTAGCTTTTTGTTTCTCATATTTCTCCATAGATTCAGGAGTATCATCTAAAAGCTCAGGATATTTAATACCAGATGCTTCTGCTAATGTCTGACGGAATATCTGTTCTTCTTGGAAGATCATTAACTCAAAACATTTACAGATTCCATATTCATATATCTGTAAACATTTCTTTCTAGCAGTAGCACTTACTCTTCCATATTGAGATTTAATCTCTGTAGCAGTTACATTACTAATTGATATATCATCAATACCACCTAAAGCTAATCTTATTTCATTTCTTAGTTGTCCAACATATCTGGATTGATCTGTACTTACTGCATTAGGAGTAATAAATCCAACACGATCTGAAGGTTCTAAGTTAGCAATGACTCTAGGAACTCTCATACCTGATCCTGGACTACCAATATATCCAGCTGGATTTCTTGTTACAGGATCTTGTTTATATGTAGATGTAAGTGTACTTAGGTCAGAAGTAAATCCAGATTGACTTGAAATACTTGGTCTTTGTGGTGGAGCATCTTTACCACTCTCAACAATATCCTGTTTAGGACGTGAAGATAATAAAGTTGGATTACCAAAGAATGAAAGATTAGCTCTGATATTTTTAACCATTTCATCATGAGCAACAATCTGATTAGCTATCCAATCAAATTCACCACTACCATCAGTACCAAAAGCATCAGGATTATTAAATACCTCAACACAAGGAATAAATCTCATTGTGTTATCTAATGTCTTTTTATTTATAGTTGTAAACTCAGTTGGATTATCAAAACTTAATTCCTGTTCACTATGTGTTTCTTCAATAGTTTCTGCTGTAATGCGAAGACGCATATATCTTTTATCAGTATTCAAACCAACTTGAGCTCCACCAAAACCTTTATTAGATTTAACTTTATATGGATAGATAACTATTACTTCTTCTAACTCTCCTTCTGGAGAATAGAAAGTTCTATATGAATCTTTATCAAACCAATAAAGTCTGTATGTTTTTTGAGTAGGACGAATATAAAATAATCCTTTTCCTAAAGCTAAGAAGTGATCCCATATAGAATCTAACCTTGCATCAAGCTGATTAAACTTGATTACCTGTTGTATAAAATCATATCTTTGTGATCCGAAGTTATCTTGTCCAGGATAGAACTCAACACCCTGACGGATACCAAACATCTTCATCTGTGCTAGATGAGCATGAATAAGCATGGTATCAGTAGCACCACCAGTCGCATCACGACTTATGGCTGCTTTGAGCATTGCTTCAAAAGTAGAGTTAGTTTGATTCATCTAGTCACTTTTTATTATTTTATTACGCATCAATCTCATAGCCAGCTGCTATTCGTTTAAACGTGATGTTTTCATCGTCAGCTTCAATATCGAAGCGTTCTCCAGGTTGAAGACCTAGATCGTGACATACTTCATCAGGAAGGTTGAATATGGCAGAACCATAAGCGTCTTGCTCTAGTTCAATACCTTTATAGAAAAAATTGGCTACCATGTTAGATACTCTTAATAGTCTAATTCGTCAATACTCTAACTCTAGTTTTCCTCTGGACATTAATCCATTGCATAACCAGACCAGTGCATCAACACAATCATCATGGGAACTGACCCCGAAATTGACGATCTCATCTGTTAATGCTTGGAATTTACGATATTTATTAAATAATATCTTATGTTGCTCAAATAAGCCCATAATTCCTCTAAATCTAGCAACTTTATCTCCTCTGAATCCTTTTACCGGATGCCAGAGTAAATTGTAAAGTCCCTGCTCCTCTAAACAAATACGTTTAAAGTCAGCTTCTAATGATGCCTGATAAGCCACTGCTTCAGACCAGATGTCTACAGTACTGCCAGTTGGAAAGTATTTATCTTGATCTTTATGAACTATTCCCCATTCCATCATCATTTCCATAATGGCTTCCAGTTTTTCTACATTACCCATTATCCTTAATCGTTTACAGTCAATAATGTAAATCTTATCTCCCACTCTTCCACCCATTACAAAAACTGTATAATCATTACGTTCTCTAATACCAGCTGATAAATCAACTCCCACACCTAAACAATCAAACTGTGTTGGTATCTGACCTTTAATTATTAGATCAGGTGAGACAGACATGTCACTTGTTCTTACCACTTGATTCTGATATTGGAAACTAAAACTTATTGGTGATTGTCTTCTACGATCATTAAGATATTCAAGTGACCACATCTCTGGCCAGTATGATTTTTCATCACCATTTTCATCTACAGTTACTGCTGATTGAATTATCTGTATCCAATCATTATCAGGAATAAAAGTAGTCTGATGTATATCATCATGTCTAAATCTTGTACCAAGACATATAGCTCTACCACCTTCAAACATAGTTGGAACAATAACTGAGTTCCAATTATCTTCCATAGCTACACGAATGTCTCTGTTCTTAATATCATCAGCTGATTTTATAGCATCATCAATGATACATAGATGTGAACGCTTTGATGTAACAGCACCTTTTAATCCTGCACAACATAAACTGAATTCTTCCTCACCAGTTGATCTTATACCTGCAAACTTCCAATCAATACTCCAATATTCATTAGAGTTTATTCCTTTAGCAATTTTTACCATCGGAAATATTTCTCTATAGATTTTACTATCTTCAATAATTCTTTTTATTGCTGCACTCTTTGGTCTGGCAACATCAACAGTATATGAAATATATAAAATTTTTAATGGTTTACGATTAAGTGCATGTATACCAATAGCCCAGGCTGTAAATAAACCTAACACTGTGGATTTAGCTGATCCTCTTGGTGCAAGTATATCTACATTTGGTCCAGCAATATTAATTAAACATTCACTATCTTGATGTGTATATAGATGTTCATGCCATAAATGCATATGTTCTGCAGGAGGTTTATCTCCTACAACATCACAGAAGTATGCAAAATCTGTTCTAGCTTTTTCAACATCAATTGAAGATGTTTTCTTTACAACTTGTTGTTTAGCAGCTGCACGGGCAGTTCTACGATAAACAGAATAGATACTTGTTCCAGCCATGTACTAAGACTAACCTGTTAAGACTTATGATTCTTCCTGAAGGATCTTTGTCCATACACCCATTGATGCTTCCTGTAGTGGACCTTCTATAGGATCATCTCTGAAGATTAAAAGTATTTCTCTTAATGCTCTATCAGCACCAGCCAATATCAAACCTTGTCTATCTGTAAGATGTTTTTCATCTGCAAGTTGTTTTATATGTGCCCGTAATTCTTTTTGAAGCATAGATATACGAGCAGCTCCCATATCTTGTTTTACTACTCCAAGATCTATAGCTTCTCTAAGTTTTGATATATCTACTTGCATAGAATCTATTTCTATCTCAAGTATTACATTAAAGTTTCTTTTTTTAAATTCTTCTTTAGCCCAAAGATCACAATCAGTTATAGAACCTTTATACCCTAAAAAACGAGCATAAAGATACATCTGTATTGGTGAACTGGTTTTTTTGCAAAAAGCTAGATATGTTTCTCTTTCTTTATCAGATAAAGTATCTAACCAGTCGTTTATGATTTGTATGCTGATTGTGCCTGCTGGAAATCTCTATTCTCTTTATAGCGTCTAAACTGCTCCTGTTGCAAGGCAGTCTCTCTAGTTTCTTCTCCAGACTTACCGATAGTTGCTCTCTGTTCTTCACCTCTGGTTTGAGTTGTCAATCTTTCCTGAGTGCCTTCAGTCTCTCTGGTTGCACGAGTCTGTTCTCCTTCAGTTTCTTTTAGAAGACGTTCTTCAGCACCTCTGGCTCTGTATCTTCTTAGATCCTGACCAGTGTAAAACTCTTCATTAATACGATCTAGTTCTGCACCAGTTTCCATATTCAATCTATTCTGCTCACCTGATATCTTTGTTAACTCAACTTGAGTTCTAAGAGACTGTGTTGGTGTAGCCACAGTAACTGGAGGTGGTGGAGCAGGGATATATTCAACTCGTGGTGCTGGTGGTCTTCCTCCCATATCAACAAATAATTAAAGTCTTAATTTAATTTTAGTGCAAGAATACTTACTTAGGTAATAGAGGTTGATCCT